AATCTACTTCTGATAATGTCCAACTTGTATGTCCTGTTCTTGATAACTTACTTACTTCATGCGAGTTATGACAAATGAACATCACATCTGCGGATTGAGCAAATTTTAAATCTGGTAATTGAGCTGTCGTATAGCTTGTTGTGATTTGATAAATTTTATTAGCAACACCACCAGAAGTATAAGTTGAATAAGGTCCTGATGTAGAAGTATTAACAGCATTACCATCAACATCATTTAATTGAAAAGTATTGGTTGTTTTACCAGCAACTTTATAAGTTACTCCATTAACTTCCGTCATTCCAGCAACACCAGAAATAATTACAAAGTCTCCATCGGTATAACCATGTGATGTTGCAGTTACAACACCAGGATTAGCATTGGTAATTCCAGTTATTGTTTTATCACCTTCAGTAATTTGTCCTTTGTCTTTAAAAAATCTTATATATAAATTTCCAAACTCCAACATATAAGTTTGAGTTGTTGAAAATTCAAAAGGAATTAATCTTGTTTTATTAGCACTTGTTTTAACTTCCGAAATAAATTGAGTACCTGGTCGTCTTGTTGCAGCGCCTTGAGGATGCACCAACATATTTTCTAAAGTTTTACATCCAGAAGAATACTTTTCAAAATCAGTTCTACCATCTAGCTTTGCAGAAAATTCTCCTGATACAAAACTACTTAATGCTACTGTCGTTTTTGGCATATTTCTTTTTCCAAATTTCCTCTTGAGTTAAACCTACTTCGTCTTTTTTTTGTTTTGTTTTTGAATGAATTTCTGATGGATTAAATGTTTCAACTAAAGCATAACGACAAATTTTTTCAGTTCCATCGTTCCATTGAAAATGTAATAAATATTTTCGTTCTATATAATTTCCAATTAATCCTGGATCAAAGTTTGTTAGTGTCATTACAGCCGAGCATCTGTAAATTCATTTGCTTCAACAGTATCTAAGCTGTTTTCTGTAGCATCGACAAATCGTGCTTCTCTTAATCTTTCATCAGCTCTAGCCATATAGTTATTTGCTAATGTTGCGTTATTAGTAATGGCATAAGCCAAATCTGCTGCTAATTGATGAGATATTGCTTCTCTTAAATAAGCATCATAATTATTTGGATCAGTATCTAAAGCTATATAAATGAGATAAACCGTTCCTTCATCGGTTACTACATTTCTACCTTCTAATTTATAATCAAGAGCAGTTTTAATACTGTCTGTTGTTCCGTTATGAATTTTTAATACTCTCAAGCAATCACTCGGTAAAGCATAAGCATAGGTATATTCAATAACAGGAGCTGTACTGTTTTGAGCTAATTGAACTCTTTTATGCAAACAGTTCCAATTATGACCTCTAAATACTCTGTTTCTTACAGGCTCATATCTTTGATTACATAATCTAGCATTCTTTGTATCTTCAGTTAATGCTGAGATTGTTGATGCTCCAATTAGATTGAGAGCTGAATTGCACATATTTACGACACTTGCCATTTTTGAGGTAACTCCTTACAGTAAATTGTAATTTTTCTTAATGGTATATTTCTTTCCATATAATGTTGTTTAATAATTTTTAATTCTTTTTGAGCTTCTGTTTTACATTGCTCTAAACCTTTTATTTCTGGATGAGGTTTAACTAAATCAAAACATCCAAAACTTGGAACGCAAATAATTGCGATCAAATAAAATAACTTCATTCGCATCAAGAGGCGGATCCACTCTCGCTTAACCGCCTCCTAATTTTATTTATTAGTCAATAACGTAAGTTATGTAACCGCAAAGATCGTCTCCATCTACTAAAGCAGCAATTGCTAAAGCAGTAATTTCAACGCCATCTCTACTTTCAAATGTATAAGTTCCACCTTTCAGCTTTCCAGCTGCGGTGTTACCTTCCATTGATTGGTAGCCGACTGCATCTACGTCAAGACCATCTACCAAACCGTCAACGTCTAATGCAACAGCATCTCCGTTTAAGTCTGTGTATGCAGCCCAACCAATATCCATTGTTTGTGAACTAGTTACCCAGTTACAATAGAATCTTGATAGTCCGCCTAGTATTTTAACTTTACCCGCTGGCAATTTGCCAAGAGTAACAGTCGAGTTTGCATCCCCAGCGCCATCTTGATCATGTGTAAAAAACAAGGTTCTTAATTTACCGTGTTTATCTACTGTGTTCGAGTTGACGATAGGAGTAGTAGTCTGAATTGTATATTCAGCACTTAGTTGTGTTGTAACAGCCATTTTATATATCTCCTATAGATTATTCGTGACAAGGTATTTGAACTACAGATTTTTCATCCATACGAGTAGCGCCTAAACTCATGCAGTAATATACTTGAGTTGCGTAACTCTTATCTGATCTTTCAGAAATTTTTGCAGTTATATCTTTTCCAATGCCTAGTTTGATGGCATTTTCAGTATAAGCAAAAACTAATCTGTCAGTAGGATAAGTTGAATCTAAGTTCAGTCTTGTTGACATTATAAACTCAAAACCCATGTAGGAATTAACTTGTCCTAAAGCCAAAGCGTGAATTGTATTAAAATCCGCACTTGTAACCTCAGTTTGTCCTAAAAGGTCTTGAATTTGTTTTGGTCCGCAGACAATGTATCTCTTCAATGAAGGATCAATGTCGTTGTTGTCTAAGATATACTTCGCAGACAAAAGTTTAGCAATTGTCAGACCATCTGATTGATCTGAAGTCGCTGTCTTTTGTGTGCTTGGTAACGCTGTAGATGTCGCACCAGCAACACCAGTTGAAGCTGAAGCATTCATGGCTGTAATAATTACATCATCCATGCTTCTTGCCATCGCTGCCGCTGCATTTTTTGCGTAAGCACTCGTTGGATTAATAAGTTGGCGTACAGTATCTTGATCATCGATCAAGTCAGCCCACTCATAATCTGAAAGTGAAACACGTCTTCTACTATGCGGAGTATCAATTTGAGGCGTATCGCCATGTCTTGAAGTTCTTAGAGCAGCTGCTGTAGCTGATAATTGTTCAAAAAATGCGTTTTTTCCTTTAACCGATTCCACATCAACAGAAGATCTTAATTTGCTACCCAGTTGTTGAGCAAGCAAACCTACATTCGAAGAATATTGTTCAACGAATGAAGTTGTGATTTGTGAACTCATAATAAGTTCCTCCTCTTGTGTTTGGTTAATTTAACGGTTGATTGTCCTTGCGGATCTTCCTGATCTTTACATAACCTGGATGTTAGTCTTTCCTAATGTCAACAAAGGTCTTACGATTGTCTTTGATTTTTATTCGCCTAACGTGAGTTAGACAAAACTGTTAAACATCTTCTTCGTTATTTTTCTTACGAAGTAATGCTTGCACCTCAGCAACAGCGTCTTCATGCGAAAGGTGTTTTTTATCCCAATACGCTGAACCTGGTTGTTGCAAAGCTGAAATCTGCTTATTAATTTCTGAAGTTGTTAAATAAGAAGGCACATCACCTTTTACAATATCATCTTCAGATAACTTGTTTGCTAATTTTGCAAAAGCTTTAATTACAGTTGGATTGTCTCCTAAACGAGATCCATCTTGTAAAAGAGAATTATCTATAAATTCTTTGCCTAATGTAGCATGAACTAAATTTTTAGCAGATTGTATTTCTTTTTGGTATGAAGCGCCAAACTCTTTTCTCAATTCTACAACAGCTTCATCTTGAGCTGTTTTTTGTTGAGCTGCTTGATCACTTAAACCTTGTTTAATAATTTCGTTATAATAATTCATTACACCGTTTGCTTGATTAGGAAGCAATCCTAACTTAACAGCTTCATTGCTAAAGTTTTTTAAAGTATCATCTTCTATTTTATGATCCTCTGGTAATTTATATTTATAACCTTCTCCTGTTTCAGGAGTACCTAACTGTTTATATACTTTCTTCCAATCTTCATCGGTTGAATATTTATTAGGTATAGCTATTTTATCTGCACCCACTAATTTTTGTGAATGTAAATAAGACTTTACAAAATCATCCATGTTGGAAAAATTATGTAAAGATTTTTCGTCTTTATAAGCTTCAGGAATTAATGATTTAAAATCAACTTCCTTTGGCTGTTCTGTTGTTGTTTGATCCGATGTAAGCGTTGTAGTTGTCTGTACATCAGGTTGAACTGGCTGCTGTTCTGTAGCAACCGTTTCAGTTGTCTGATCCATGAGATTACTCCTCTAGGTTTTTATTGATCATGCTTTTCATAAAAATCAACACACTTCGTTGACCTTCGAGAAAAGCGGTTTCGTGACTATTATTTTTATCATGAGTAGTCACAAACTCATGACATCGTTTTTCTAAATCTTCGATTACTTTTTTACCTTCATCGGATTTAAAAACAATTTTGTAGCTTTTAATTAATTCTATTAATTTTTTATTACTGTCGTTCTGTTTCATTCATAGCCTGTACAGCTGGTGCAACATTTTTAGCAACTTGGCTTTCTTGAACTGCGTTCATCATTTCCATTTGTTGCTGTTGAGCTGCTTGTTTATCTTCCGTAATTTGTTGAACCTCTGCATCACTTCTAATAATTTTTGCTGGCAAACCTAAAATTTTAATAATTTGGTGAACTAAACCTTTTGGATCAATATAATCAGTAACTGGCGCTACTTGACTAATTGAAGCAAATATTTCTAAACCTCTAATAATTGAACTTAACTCCTGACTTTTTTGAGCTAATGCTGCTGGAGATACATATTCAATATCAATTTCTTGATTAGCCAAAACTTCTGGAGCTGGCGCAAATAAGTTATTTCTAAGCATTATATTAAATACTCTAATAACTGTTGGATTTAATAACTCTA